TTTTATACCTGCAAATTCAATAACAATTAAAAACCTTATAGGTAGAGTTAATGGTGGTGTTACAAATGGATTGTTCAGACTACTTGTATATTCTGATTTGAATGGTGTACCTAGTTCTAAATTAATAGAAACTACTGACTTAAATGGAAATACATATGGAGATTCAACATATATTGTATCATTTACATTTACAGCAGGCACAACTTATTGGCTAGGTGCGTATACAAATTTAACAGGGATAAATATAGCTATATATTCAGACGCACAATCAGTATCATTAGGAGCTGAGAGTGGTTTTAGAGATTATTTGTCTAGAGTTATAACAGCAACTTACTCCAAAGCACCAGCAACACTTGGTGCAACTACATTATCAATAAGTAATCCATATAGTATAAACTTTACAGCAGTATAATTATGACACAAATTAGAAATGAAATTTATGATGAAACTGGACTTATAAGAGTTGAGTTTATTGAAGTAGAAGGTCCTACTCAAGAAGAAATAATTACCCAAAAAGAAGCACAACTTCTTGCTATATATGAAGAGTTGAAGCAACTTAAAGAAAATGTCTAACGAACAATATTATTATAAACTAAAATTTACAGGTTTAGATTAGAGTAGCCCTATTTATATTAAATTAATAGTTATGGAAAAGACAGTTTTTACACAAGAAGAGATTGACCAAATTAAGTTACTTCAAGACAAGTACAATACATTAGGTGTGCAGTTAGTACAACTTAAACTTGCAACGAAGAATGGTAGAGAGTACTTACAATCCTTAGAAGAACAAGAGCAGCTAGTAGAACAACAAATTTTTGAAACAAATGTTGAAGAAAAGGAATTAGCTAAAGGATTAGATTCTAAGTATGGGCAAGGATCTCTTAATATAGAATCTGGTGAATTTACACCAAATTCTTAACAAAAACAAGGTTTCGAGTTCCGTTGTGATATTTATATAAAACTTTAACAATTTATTACGACATGGCCGAAAGAATAGTATCACCAGGAGTATTTACAAACGAGAAAGACCTTTCGTTTTTACCTGCAGGAATTGCAGCGATTGGAGCGGCAATAGTTGGACCAACAATAAAAGGACCAGCGTTTGTACCAACAGTGGTAGAAAATTTTAATGACTTTATTGCAAAATTTGGTGGATTAAGTGAAGAAACTTATGTACCTTATGCAGTTAAGAGCTACTTAAATAGCGCAGCTACTGTGACTGTTGTTCGTGTTCTTACTTCAGGAGGATACAGTGCAAAATCAGTTCACATTATTCACTCAAGTTCACTTGGGTCTAAATTAGTTGGTGTTATTATGCCATCTACTGCAATTGGATTCTCAACTGGAAACGGATTTGAGACTTCTGTTTTTGCTGTCTCTTCCAGCGTAACTGCATCTACAGGATTCCGTTTGTCAGGATCAGGAGTAACTGCACAAAATTTAACAGCATCTGCTAATCCAGCAAGTGTAAATTCATTTACAAATGTATTAGGTACATCTGTGAAAGGAGCTAACAAAGGATATGTATACACTTACTTTAGCGACTTCTTGTCAACAAATCTAGGTTTATCAGGATCTGTTTCCTTCGATATAGGAGCAACTACAGCTCTTGTAGATTATTCAAGTTCTGGATATGGAGACTATGCACCAGCAGCGACTCCTTATATCACATCACAAATCATTGGAGGTAACAAATTACAACTTTTTAAAGTAGTATCATTAGCAGACGGAACTGACACTAACACTTCTTACAAGATTAGTATCCTTAATACACAACTTCCAGGATCAGATCCAGGATCTGACTATGGTTCATTTACTTTGCTAGTTCGTGAATATAGTGACACAGATCAACGTCCAGTTGTTCTTGAGTCTTACACAAACTTAAATTTAGATCCAGATTCATCTAACTATATTACAAGAAGAATTGGTGACAGATCATACTCAGTTGATGCAAGTGGAGTAGTAACTAGAAATGGTGACTATAATAATGTATCAAAATACATTCGTATTGATGTAACAGACGATGTAAAGAATAAAGCAATTAGTGCAAATGTTAAGCCATTTGGATTTGAAGCTTTGATTCAACCAATATCCTCTAGCTACTCTGTACCGACAGCATCTGTAGTAAGCCAATTAACACAGATTAATGGATCTTATAACAAGAAAGCTTATTACGGATGGGATTATACCTCAAACGATAATGGTAACTTCTTAAAGCCTTTAGCTAAAGGAACAGTGCAAGTTGGAAGTGGATTTAACTTAGACGAATGTTTTGTTCACCCAAGTGCATCTAAAGCAAATACAAACTCTACATTCGTAGGAGGTTCAAGTGTTTCAGCTTCTACATTTGTAGGATTAGACGTAAATAACGTACTTAAATTTAATGTACCATTACAGGGTGGATTTGATGGAATGGATCCAGCAATCGCTAAGAATGTTGGAGCTAACATTACACCAACCAACTTGTTTGGAATGAACTGTAGTACTGCAACAACTGCAGGTGGAGCAGCTTACATAAAAGCTCTTAATACAATTGCAAACGCAGATGAGTATGATATCAACTTAATAGTTACTCCTGGAGCAACAATCAAAGATCACTCAGCTATTATCAACAAAGCAATTGAAGTAGCTGAAGATCGTGGAGATGCATTTGTATTAGCAGATCCTATCACACAAGGAGGTTCTGTAGCAGCAGCAGTAGCAGCAGTAGTTGACTCAGGAATTGATTCAAACTATGTAGGTACTTATTGGCCTTGGGTTAAGATTATCGATACAGATAAAAACAAACCGGTATGGGTACCACCAAGTGTTGTTGTACCACGCGTAATGGCATACAATGATTCAGTAGCATACGAATGGTTTGCACCAGCAGGTCTAAACCGTGGAGGTGTATCTGAAGCAGTAGATGTAGAATTGAGATTGAACCAAGCGCAACGAAATGACCTTTATGAAAATAAAGTAAATGCAATTGCAACATTCCCTAACCAAGGAGTATGTATCTGGGGTCAAAAGACACTACAAGCTAAACCATCAGCATTAGATAGAATCAACGTACGTCGTTTGTTGATCACATTGAAAAAATTCATTGCATCTTCAAGTCGTTATTTAGTATTCGAAAACAATACAACAACTACTCGTCAGAGATTCTTGAACATCGTAACACCATACTTAGAGACTGTAAAATCTCGTCAAGGATTGTATGCTTTCCGTGTAATCATGGATGAGACAAACAACACTCCTGATGTAATCGACAGAAACATCATGTACGGTCAGATTTATTTACAACCAGCAAAAGCAGCAGAATTTATCGTACTAGACTTTAATATCCTACCTACTGGAGCTACTTTTGATAACGCTTAATACTTAATATAAACGACAGATGGCAAATTTAATTGAAAACAACGAAATCTTCTACACACCTTACGAACCTAAGGTACAGAATAGATTCATATTATCTGTAGAAGGCATCCCAGCATTCTTATGTAAGAAGGTGTCTCGTCCAGGTATTGAGTGTGGTGAAGTAGTTTTAGACCACATTAACATTATCCGTAAGATGAAAGGAAAATGTAAATGGAACGATATCACAATATCAATGTATGATGCAATTGTACCTTCAGGAGCGCAATCAGTGATGGAGTGGGTACGTGTAGCTCACGAATCAGTAACAGGCCGTGATGGATATGCAGATTTCTACAAAAGAGATTTTGATATATTCGTACTTGGACCGGTAGGTGATAAAGTAGAGAACTGGAAAGTAAAAGGTGCATATATCAAAACAGCAACGTTTGGAGATATGGACTGGTCAACAGAGACTCCAGTTGAGATATCTTTAACATTAGGAGTTGATTACTGCGTATTAGAATACTAAGATCAAAACATAGTAACACATTTAAGCCCCATCCTTGTGATGGGGTTTTTCTTTTTACGTGCATATTTATATAGGAATCAAAGTTACTAAAAAAGTTTTAATTTATGTCAAAAGTTTTAAATGATGAGTATCCAGCAGGAAAGATGCTCACAGACGAAGAAATCAAAGCCAAGTTTATGGCTGAGTCCATTAACACTGGAACTCTAGAGACTGTATCAACTCCATCAATCGTACCTACTGAAGTGATTGAACTACCATCAAAAGGTTGGTTCTACCCAGAAGGGCATCCACTTTCGGAAGGAAAGATTGAGATGAAGTACATGACTGCAAAAGAAGAGGATATTCTTTCTTCTCAAAACCTTATCAAACAAGGGGTAGTAATTGATAAGCTGCTACAAGCACTTATTGTTACTAAGATCAACTACAACGATTTACTTACGGTAGACAAGAATGCAATCTTTATTGCAGCTCGTATCTTAGCTTATGGTAAAGACTATGAAGTAGAGATTGCTTGTCCAAGTTGTGGAGAGAAGTCTAAACATAGCATTGACTTAGGTGAGTTTGATGACAAAGGAATTAATTGGGATGGCTTTGAGAAAGGACAAACTACTCACACATTCGAACTACCAATTGGTAAAAATAAACTTACTTTGAAATTCTTAACTCACGGAGATGAGAAAAAGATTGAAGAGGCAGTAAAAGGATATAAAAAATTAAGTAAGGTATCTGGAATTGATCCAGAACTATCTACACGATTAAAACATATAATTATAGCTGTTGATGGAAACGAAGATAAAGGAGTTATCAATAAGTTTGTTGATAGTATGCTATCACGTGACTCTTTGGAATTACGTAAGTATCTAAAAGAAGTTACTCCAGACATTGATACGACATTTAGTTTTGAATGTCCTCATTGTCAATTTGAACAAGAAAAGATGGCATTGCCCATTGGTGTGGGGTTTTTTTGGCCTGGGGTCTAGTTATAGGCCCATGATGCAGGATCAGATTTTTGATCTCATGTATTACGGAAAAATGGGATGGACCTATACAGAATTGTATTGTCTTCCAGTCCACTTAAGAAAGTACTTCTATCTAAAACTAGCAGACATTCGCAAGAAAGAAAACGAGGCAGAACAAAAACAAGCCGCTGAAATAAGATCTAAATCAAGAAGATAAGCCAACCAAGCGTTGGCTTTCTTTTTTGGTTGATATTTATACTAAAGTCAATAAAATGGATCCAAAGGAATTACAAATACGTCAAGAAATAAGGAAAGTAATCCAAAAAGCTATGAAAGAGTCTAGCGACCTTACAGAGGGAGGGTTGACTGGGTGGGTTATTGATAAGATATCAAGCGGATTAAAATGGGCTGTTAACAGAAAAGCAGATTATCAGTATGATGGATTAGTTAATAGTAAAGAGTTTCGTAGTTTAGCATCTAAGTATGGATACAGCAATGAAGGTGATTTTATAAAAAGGGCTAAAGAGCTTATTAAAAAAGATCCTAAAAAGTTTGCAAAAATACTAGCTTATGATGTTAGAGATTCAACTGTTAGAAAATATAAACTATATTAATGCCTAAAGATCCTAAAGAGTTCGCTAACTTAGCAAAAGAGCTACAAGGCTCTATGATTAAGTTGACGTCAGTAATGGCGGGGATGGATTCTTTGTTTGATTCCATGGTAGATAAATCTAGTAGGGTAAGTAGAACAGCTAAAGAACAAAGTGCTGAATATCAAAAAGGTGGTAAGGAGCTTGCTGGCATAAGGGATCTGAATGCTGATTTAAAGAAGACTTTAGAGGATCAAATTAAAAGTCAACAAATCAAAACTTTAGCATTTAAGACTGGACTAGCAACTGAAATTGTTGAATTGCAAGTAGTAAAGCAGTTGGCTCTTGCAGAAGCTCAGAGAGCAGGAGCGTCTAATGAGATGTTAACAAAAATACGCCAACAATATGATGAAGCTGTTAAACTCACAAAAGAAAAGCTTAAGCAAGATAAAATGCTTGAGCATGAGGAAGAGATAGCTAAAAAGATAGCAGAGTATGATGAAGAAAGAAAAGAAGCATTAGCAGGAATAACTGCAAAAGCTAGCGTACTCAAAGATATATTTACAGATCAGCGCGTAGCAGCTGCAATGTTTACAAATCAACTATTTAAAGCCTATAATCAATCTAAAGAATTATTCTCAGAAGTACGAAAAGAAGGTCACACAGTGAGTCAAGCTTTCCATGAAACTGGAATAGCAATGTCAGATGCATTTAGTTTGGGAGGAACTAGTGCAAAGGATTCATTAGAGGTGATGAAAGGTATGCGCTCTGAAATGGGGTCTATTGAAAAAGTCACATCCGATGCAAGAAGAGAAGCAGCATCGTTAGCTAAGACTTTTGGAATTAGTAATGAAGAGGCTGGTAAATTAACTGCTCAATTTGCAGTAATGCCTGGTGCTACAATGGAGTCAGCAAATAACTCTCTAGAGTTTGCAGGAAATTTAGCAAAAGCAGCAGGAGTTGCTCCAGGCGAAGTGATGAAAGATATTGCTAACTCTGCCGAAGATGTTGCTTCATACTCCAAAGATGGAGGCAAAAATATAGCAGTAGCAGCCGTTGCTGCAAAAAAATTAGGAGTTGACTTTAGCACAATTACTAAAGCAGCAGAGGGGTTATTAGATTTTGAAAATAGTATCAATAAACAGATGGAAGCGTCTGTATTATTGGGTAAAGAGATTAATCTTGACAAAGCACGTGAAGCAGCACTTAATGGCGACTTAGTAGGAGCTACTCAGGAGATGTTAAAGAACGTAGGTGGTGAGGCTGAGTTCAACAAGATGAACGTAATGCAAAGAAAAGCGTTAGCGGAGTCTATGGGAGTTTCAGTACAAGACTTAGCTAAGATGGTTAAGAATCAAGACGAGTTAACAAACCTAACAGAGGAGCAACAGCAAGCCTTAGCAACTGGAGAAATGAGTATGGATGAGGCACTTGCAAACGCAGGAGGTTTTGCTGATAAGATGTACGAAGGAGCAAAGACTGTTGGTTCGATGGTTATAGGATTTGGAGAGATTGGTAAAGGATTAAAAGAGGCAAGGGAGTTCTCTAAGAGTTTATTTGGCGGCATCATGGGTGGCCTTAAAGGAATGTCGGGTGGCGGAGGTATTAAAGGTGGTCTTAAAGGAGCACTTGGAATGGACAAAACTCCAGAAATTCCAAAAACCGATGGTGTTGATAAAGCATCTAAACTTAAAACTGGTGGAGGTTTTAAGAGTGCAATGAAAGATCTTGCTGGTGGATTTAAAGAGATGGGTGGTGCTGATGTCTTAAAAGGTATAATCAATACAGCAGTAGCAGGACCTGCCTTAATAGTAGCACTACCATCAATTCCATTCTTATTGTTTATGGGATTAACTCCATTAAAGTTATTGAAATCAAACTTCATGGGATTAGCCGGTGGTTTAAGTAAAATGGGTACCGGTGAAGTTGCAATGGGATCACTTAACTTAATGCTGTTTGGAGTAGCGGGTGTTATAGGAGTTGCTGCAATTCCATTCTTGGCCTTCATTGCTTTTGCAGGCCAGTTTGTTGGAGCTGGATTAAAAGGACTAGCATCAGGAATGTCTGCACTAGCAAAACCGCAAGTAGCATTAGGAGCCTTAATATTAATGGGTCTTGTATTATCGCTTGGAGCTAGCATCATGATGATGGGCATCGGTATAGGAATCGCAGCTGCTGGATTATCTTTAATGTTCAAGGAGTTAGCAAATATGCCATTAGAGAAGATGATGCTGTTACCAATAGCATTACAGCTTATGGGAATAGGTTTACTTACGTTAGGAGTAGCAGCATTAGTAGCAGCTCCAGGAGTATTCTTTGCAACTCTGGCACTAGCAGGATTTGCAGCAGTATTAGCACTAATGCAACCTATAATGGCAATGGGTGGTTTGCAAGCAATGGCCGATGGCTTAACAGCAATATCAGCAAGTGCAGGCGGTTTAACTCAAGTAGGATTAGCAGTAATGGGAATAGGTGCCGGCTTAGGAATGATGGCATTGGCTGGATTAATGGCACTACCAATTATTGGTGCATTGATTGGATTAGCAGCAGTAGCTCCTGCATTAGGAGCTTTAGGAAGTATATTTGGTGGAGGAGAAGAGGGTGGAGAAAAAGAAGATAAGATGCAACTTATAGCGGATAAATTAGATCAACTAATTGCTGTTGCATCAAAAGGTGGTGAAATTAACATGGATGGTAGAAAAGTTGGAGAGATAGTTCGACTAGGTCTCAACACATCAAACGTAAGATAATATGAAGCCGTTCAAAACTATAAGCTTAGTAGATAGACTTAAAGCGAGTTCGTACAATGATATTGCAGCAAGACCAACCACTCAAGTAGCTCAAGGTGATATTGATTTAAAAAACAATATAGCTCCAAGAAAGACAACAGACATACAAATAAAAGTTATTCCAGATGCTAAAAAACGCAATGAAGAGCTAATAAGATCAATACAGAAGTCGAGAGTTCAGAGTCCACTTCCATCTATTGACCAGTTTGCAACACTTTCCCTAACTTCCTTTATAATACCAAAAACAGAAAGTAAGTTTGGTAAAACAATGCAGTTAGAAGATAGATTGAAACAATCCGCTAGAGTTGAAAACACAAACCATTTACCACACTTCTACTTATCAGATACCTATATTGGTTATATACAAATTAAACCATTAGGTATATTTGATCACACTAGTGATATAGTTGTTCCTAAATTTAACTTTGCTGGAAATAGAAGTGGTACTGATGTGTATCCGATTGTATTTAATGCACTTGCTAATCAGGGAGCTACTCTTTCAAATGGTATATATATCTCTAGCACTATCACACGTACACCACCTACTAGTGTATTAATAGCTCAAGGTACTTTTTTTACCAACGGTGCATTTATATCGCAAACAACTATAGGTCGGGCTATATCGCAAGATGCTATTCTTAATGGACAGGGAGCTATATTTTCTAATGGAAGTTTTACTTCTATCGTAAACTTAAGTAAACCAGTTAAGGTTCAAAACCAAGGAGGTTTAGATCCAATAAAAGCTATATCACCATTGGTGGTTAGATTGTCGCAAGGTCTTACTATAGATAATGCAGGTAATTTACGAAGCTATATTAAGCCACTAGAGCCTATTGAGTTACCAAAACCTGAAACAACCACTCCAGTACTTCAGCAAACAAACTTCAGTGCTTTACTATACAATCAAGGTTCTATAACACTGAGAACTGAAGAGTATTTAGCTAACCGAGCAATATCAATACTACTTCCTAGAGTAGAGCATGGAAGTGCCTTCCTACAGAGAATAACATTTAGTACTGAAATATTCAACCAAGGTTCAATTGCATTACAGGTAAATGATTTTCAGAATAAAAGCTTTAGTGGGCAAACTTTAAGAAAAGCTCAAGGAGAAGACTGGTTTGAGGCTAATAGACTTGGAGCAGCAGAAACAGATATATCAAAGCTATTAACAAATCAACTAGGTGAAGCTGCAGCAAAAAACCTTTTAAGAGGAGCTATTATAGGTTGGAATTACGATAGAACAAATGCAAGACAAGGTACTGCACCACAAGGTAACGTAAAAGTTGTAAACCAATCAGTACCAACTGCATGGAATACGAATACAAAGACTCGCAAACCTGGCAAGATAGAAAAAAGGAAACTGACAGTAGAACCTGATGGTGATGGAAGTGATTTCATTACACTTCGGATTGACAGCGTTTCCGGTGGAAGTGCTACATTCAAAGCACTGTTAACATCGTTTAGTGATAGTTGGTCTCCTAGTTGGACTGATCAAAACTATGTTGGACGCCAAGATACTTTAAAAGTATTTAAAGGAGTGACTCGTAGTGTGAGTTTAGGATTTAAAGTTGTAGCATGGAGTGATGCATCAGCAATGTTTGCAAAGCTTGAAACTCTAGCAAAGATTACTTCAGTTGGAACTCCAACGGGTCCGGGATATGTTAAAGGTCCCTTAATAAAACTAACGGCAGGAAAGCTATTTGATAAAGTGTATTGCGCTTGTAATTCATTAAAAATAGATTTCAATCCAGCAGAGTTTACTTGGGATATTAGCAAACAATTACCAATGTTAGCTGATGTATCAATGGATGTAGCAATACTAACATCAAACAACAACCAGATGTTTAATGCTAGTACTAATAGATACTATAACCACTAGATATGAGATACGAAGAAGTACCAAACAAGATTGATGAAAATGGTAGACGAGTTGTTCGTGCAACTCTTTATCCACCCATTCCAAGAAAAGACACAGACATATATGTTCGTACTACTCCAGGCGATAGATTAGATCTTCTTGCATATCAATACTACGGTAATGTGAATATGTGGTGGCTAATAGCTGAAGCAAACGCTGTTGGCAAAGGAACTTTTATAATCACTCCAGGTACATTACTTAGAATACCAAAGCAGTATGAGGACGTACTTATGGAGTATGCACGATTAAATAAATAAGTTATGGCTAATCTTTTTAGTTTAAAATCAGTACCTGGTGGTACTCAAGCTGAGTTAACAGCACGTTCTACTGTTAAGGGTATAACTTGGGCTGCACAACGGTTTCCATGGGTTCATATTTCATCAATGAGTAGTGCTTGTGGTGAATTTAAAACTATGTCAAGTAAGTTGACTGGAGCTGTAGGAGACTCTTATGAGAGTGGTTTAGTAAGACCAAAACCTGTTATAACTGGAGTAAAAGTAAAAAAACAAGGTGAATTAGGAACAACAAGAAGCTGTACCGTAGAATTAAAAGCTTTTACTGACACACAACTTGTAGCTCTACAAAAGTGCTACTTCATCCCAGGAATGACTGTAAGAGTTCAGTGGGGATGGTCTATATCTGCAACCGGAGGAACTGCACCAGAACCAGTTGTAGGAGGTCTTCCTGACGGCGTAGCAATCTGCCAAATGCAAAAAAAAGCGGGAAGTAGTGCAATATATGATGGTCTTCAGGGTTTAATTACAAATTTTAACTTTAATCTTAATAACGAAAATATATGGGATTGTAGTTTTGAGCTAGTAGCTGCTGCAGAAGCAACCGGTGATGGAAAGGTAGCTGTTCATAACGACAAGTGTTCTGGATGTGAACGAACTTATAAGAGTGAAGATGAGAATGGGGATAGTAAAGATGTAGTTGAAAAGAAGAGTTTGCTAGGTACATTTTTCTATGACGTCGATTCAGATGCAAGTGATGGTGAAACGGGATTTGGAGATTTTAAAGGTAACTTATCCTCAATTATGGAAGGTAATGCCGCAGTAATTGCTGGTGGTAACTATGAAGGTGAAGATAGAGATGGAACTGGAGCATCAGCACAATCCGCATGGTCGATGGGTAATTTTGATACTACAGAAGGTTATATTTCTTATTCAACACTTGAAGCAGCAATTAATAGATACGCATTCCCTACATCAGGTGGAAAGTTTATTTTAGGAAAAGTAATAAGTACAGACCTTACGGTAAAGTCTCACCCTAAGCTTGAGTCAGGAGATCCTAGGATATGTTTAATTCCAGGATCACCTATGCTTAGTAAGCAGACAGGAGATAACTGGAATTGGAAGGGTAGTGTTCCTAGCATATGGTCAGCGGATGAGATTGACTTTGGAGGAATCATGATTAACTGTGTGTTCCTAATGCAAGAGTTAAAAGCAGTTGAGGATGGAGATAATAAAGTTCATACCTTCCTAACTAATGTCGTTAAGAAAATAAGCAACACTTGTGGTGGTTATTGGAATGATATGCTAGAGTTAGTTAGTACTACCGAAGACTGTGCTAATCCTAAACAAGTACCAACACTATCATTAGTAGACCTTAGAACTTTTAAACCAGCAGGAGCATATGCTGTTCCAAGCAATCCAAACAATTCAGTAATTCGTGACCTAAAGTTAGATATGAAACTTACTGGAGCTATGAAGAGTCAAGCCTTATATTCAAATGGGGCTAAACAAAGCGGAAAAGGAGCTAAGTGTGATACAATTGCTTTCTCACCTTTTGGATTAGCAGATGCTGGTTCAATTGCAGTTGATGGAAAACCTAAAGCAGCAACACCACCACCATGTGATTGCTCCAGTACAAAGCAAGCTGGAAAATCAGAAAAGAAATCTTTTAGTGAGATTTTTGATGAGATGTGGGATGTGGTTGATAATGGAACAACTGGCGCAGCAATTGCTGCAGTTGCTGATGCTGTTAATGGTGGAGATGATGTGAAAGAAAAGTGTGTGGGAATGCCATTACCCTTTGACTTTGGGTTCACAGTAGATGGTGTTGGAGGGTTTGCATTTGGACAAACCATCACTTCAGATAGAATACCACCTGCAGTCAAAAATGCTTTTGACTTTCAAATAACTTCTGTAGAACACGACATATCTATACAAGACTGGACAACGACAGTTAGCACAGTTGCTAGGTTTAAAAAATAATTACAATGCCAGTAACATCCAAAAAGAAAAATAGATCAGGAAGTATAAGTAGCTTTTCTTCGCGAAAGAAAACTCGCACACACTTATACACTAAAGGTGGTGAGTTTAGTTTGGATGGTAAAAATTATATTGGTGAATACTATATAGAAGGAGATTCACCATTTACTGGGCCTACCCCAGTAGACATTAACGAAGATATCAACCGTGTAGGAGATCCCGATCTTGTTAATCCAAAAATAAGACTTATAACACCAAAGGCTGCTGAAACTGGAAAGTTATTAAGAAGAGTGTATTCGGAGGATTACCAATACGAGTATGAAAGAATAAAAGCATTTAATATTCCTATTTTAAATTTCATTGATCCAATTCCATACCTATATGAACCTAAAGATTCAGCTTACGGTGTAGGAGAGGATGTAAGATACTTTGTGCAGAAAAGAGGTAACGATGATAGCTATGCTATAGAGATTGATAGCAAGCAGTGGGAGATGATAGGTGCATTTAAAGGAATCGATGATGGATTGTATGCTTTTATTGGGGTAACATGGAAACTAGTAGGTGCTTATGATATCGTTGCTCAGCAAAATGAATTAGCATTATTCAAAGCACAAAAGGTTATTCCAAGCATTCTCTATTCAGTAAAAAGCTTTACTGAATTTGCTCGCTTTAAAAGATTTTGATAATCGGATTTTAATTAGTATATTGTATGCATGATTATAGACAGTATACAGCAATTAGAATCCCTATACGATAGAACCCTATTCGTATATCCAGTACTGCAAGATAGTAAGAGACACCGCATTGAGAGTGATATTATTGCTCTAGTTATGATAGATGTAAACACTAAAGAAACTTTTTCGGTAAGTAAAAGTCATCCAGATGGATTATTCCAAGTTAAGGATTATTACTTCTTAGATGACTGTAAAGTGTTTAGCTATGATACAATCTTATTCAAGTATGCAGGTTATGAAACTGATCGCTTTACGGATGTTCAAATGCAATACTATTTGCAAACAAACAAAAGCTGCAACTTTGAAACACCAACAATCATAAACCACTACACACGCTATCTTTCGGATTGTGGAGTATTAGGTTCTTTGGTTAGTTTACCAAAGCATGAGTCAATTGCTTATGATTTGTTCACTCGAGTATTTGTAGAGGAGAAGCAACCTGGACTAATCTTCTATCAGCAGAGATTGTTGAGTTCATTTTATATGATCGAAAAGAATGGCATACAAATTGATAGTACGTCCTTTGAAGAAAGATTTGGAAAGAGTTTTTCTAGAGTAGGAGATAAAAGCTACACACAATACAACTACTATACAACAACCGGACGACCAAGTAATAGGTTTGATGGTATCAACTTTGCAGCTCTCAATAAAGAAGATGGAACAAGAGAATGCTTTAGGAGTAGGTTTGAAGATGGTAAATTAGTAGAGATTGATTTCAATGCGTATCACCCAAGGCTGATTGCATCACTTGTAGGGTATGACTTCGGCACAGACGATGTATACGAGCATTTAGCCAAGCATTACAACAACACAGACGACCCAACTAAAGTACAGATTACTTCAGCAAAAGAAGCTACATTTCGTCAGATATACGGAGGAATTAGTAAGCAGTATATGCATGTTCCATTTTTCAAAGCAGCAAGTAATCTTGCAAGATCGTTATGGATTTATGGAAACGAGCATGGATATATAGAGAGTCCAATATCAGGTAGGAGACTTATATTAGCCAATTATCAGGATATATCCGAATACACATTATTCAATTACTTTATTCAAATGTATGAGACTGAGTTTAACGTACTAATGCTACAACCAATTTTGTTAGGTTTAATTGGTAGACAAACAAAACCAATACTCTATACCTACGATAGTATTCTTTTTGATGTACCTGGCAATCAAGTAGACTATTTATTAGAGACAGTTATACCAAATGCAATTGATTTTGCAAAGTTTCCTATCAAAACGAAAGTTGGATCTAGTATCGCAAACCTAACCGTTTATTAAATAACTGACTATTTATAACTAAAGGCATGCATTATGAAGAGAACGTCTATTAAGGATTTCATACGAGAGGAGATTGAAGCAATTCTACGTGAAAAGAAAGTTAAATTCAAACGTAAGACTTCTATCAAAGAAACAGAATCTACAGCTAACGCTCAAGATGATCAGAAGGTAGCTCAACTAGCTGCACAAAAAGCTGACAAAGAAAAGCAGAAAGCTGGGATGGATGGAGAGATTGCTAAGTTAAAGCAACAAATAGACGCGATTGAGAAAAAATAATGAGACCACAACTACTCTGCACATTTACCTATATTGATAAATTACCTTACTGCTTAGGAGAAGTTTATAAAACTTACACAGTAGAAGCGGTATCTAATGTCAAGTGCTATTCTTACGTTGAGGAATCAAACAACGTAGTATGCATATACAATGTTGAAGGTAGCACCAAGCGTATGAAGGATACGATCTCAATTAACAGAAAAAAAGAAACAAATACATTTTATAGTATAAATGCTCTAAATTCACTGATCCAAAGTCTAAATAATGGAGTTCTGGACAAAACCTTTAGAGTAGACTGGACCCACTACCAGGACATGATTTTATTGTCAGACAGTGAATATAATTGCAGAGCAATAAAAATACAAGAGCTTTCACGTTAAGTGTTGCCAAATTAGAAAAAAAGTAGTATAGTTAAGTAAGGCCAGTAAGAAGAGGAAAAGTTTCTCAGTAAGGTCAGTAATAAACAAATAAAAACAAAGTAAGTATGGCAATCAATTTAGATGCGATCAAAGCAAAGTTGCAACAGATGCAACAAACATCCGGTGGCGGAACAAAGGCAAGTGAGTTCATGTGGAAACCACCAGTAGGAAAATCTCAAGTACGTATCGTACCCTACGCATTCGACAAAAACAATCCTTTCTTGGAATTGTACTTTCATTACGAAATTGGAAAACGTACAATGGTATCTCCGATCTCTTTTGGACGTCCTGACCCAGTAGTTGAGTTTGCAGAGAAATTAAAAAAATCTGGAGACAAAGATGATTGGAAATTAGGAAAGAAAATTGAACCGAAGTTCCGAGTATATGCACCAGTTATCGTACGTGGTTCTGAGCATGAAGGAGTTAAGTTTTGGTCTTTTGGAAAACAAATCTACACTGAGTTACTATCATTAATTTCTGATCCTGATTACGGAGATATTACAGACTTAATGAATGGTCGTGATGTTACAGTAGAGCACACTGCAGCAGAAAAAGAAGGAGCTTTTCCATCTTTCACAGTGCGTGTTAAACCTAATACAACTCCAGCTACAACTGAAAAAGATGTTGCAGAAATGATTGTATCAAATCAAAAACAAATCACTGAGTTGTTCACAGAACCAACTTATGAGGAGATGACAGAAGTTTTAGGTAAGTGGTTAGATCCATCATCTGATGCTGATGCTCAAGGTACAAAGCCTGCAACTAAACCAATCTCAGGAGCTACAACAGCAACTGGAACGGACGATATTTCTTCAGCATTCGATTCATTATTTAATACCTAAGAGTTATGGCAAAGTCTATGAAGACACCCGATGAGATCTCGGGAAGGGACGAACTGGCTTCAGTGCTAGCGGACAGTCTCAACAAAAAGTTTAAGGACTTCAAGGCTGCCCATTTCTTAAGTGGAGCTGAAGAAACTCCAACAGACTTAACAGAGTGGGTCGGAACTGGCTCATCTCTGTTAGACTTGGCAATCTCTAATAGACCTGACGGAGGTTTTCCAGTAGGTCGTATTATTGAATTGCAAGGAATGGAGGCATCAGGAAAGAGTTTAATAGTAGCTCACACATTAGCAAATACTCAAAAGAAGGGTGGACTTGCAGTCTACATTGATACAGAGAATGCTTTAAGTGAGGAGTTTCTAATAGCTGTTGGAGTTGATGTAAAGAATATGCTTTATGTTCCTTTGGAAACAATCGAAGATGCATTTGAAGCAGTTGAGAGTATTATAGAAACGGTACGCAAGAGCTCAAAAGATAGACTAGTAACCATAGCAATTGATTCAGTTTCAGCAGCTACAACTAAAGTTGAGCAAGATGCTGACTACGAGAAAGATGGTTGGGCAACTACAAAAGCTATCTTGATGTCAAAAGCAATGCGTAAGATTACAAACATCATTGCAAAGCAGAGAGTACTTCTTTTATGTACATCTCAGTTGCGTGAAAAGATGGGAGTAATGTTTGGAGACAAATACACAACATCAGGTGGTAAAGCTTTAGGTTTCCATGCAAGCTGTCGAATTAGATTAAAAGGAGTTGGTAAATTGAAAAGTGGATCAGGTAAGACTGAACAGATTATTGGAGTGCAAACAGAAGCTCAAGTAATCAAGAATCGTATGGGTCCTCCATTCAAAAAAGCAACCTTTGATATCTACTTTAATTCAGGAATTGATGACTACAACAGTTGGTTGACAATGATGAAAGATCATGGTATCATATCTGCATCAGGTGCATACTATACTCTAGTTAACGAAGAGACTGGTGAAGAGACACGATTCATGTCAAAGCAGTGGAAAGGCATGTTAGATGGTGATGCAGATTTAAAACAATATTGTTACAAAAAAGTCTGTGACATCTACGTTATGAAATACAAAGATCATGCAATGATTGATCCAGATGACGTTTCAGTAGATGAAGGAGAATTAGAAGACTAAAGTTATGAACAAAAAGTATCTCGCATACTTTAATGAAGTTAAACTTAGAGGTGAAGAGACAGTCAACAACGATACAAAGAATTCTCGAGTATTAGTTGTTGATGGTCTCAACACATTCATTAGAGCATATGCCGCAAGTCCAACAACAAATGTTAATGGCGAACACGTAGGAGGTTTATCAGGGTTTCTACTTAGCGTAGGTCATGCTATCAAGTCAATTAATCCAACACGAGTTGTTGTGGTGTTTGATGGAAAGGATGGTTCTGCAAAGCGTAAAGCACTTTATCCGGAGTACAAAGCAAATAGAAAATTCAAGATAAGATTGAATCGAGCTGAGACTGTCGATAAGGAAGATAACCAACTTCAGCAGCTAATAAGGCTTATTGAGTATTTAGAAATCCTACCTATGAGTGTAATCGTTTCAGATGGAGTTGAAGCTGATGACGTCATAGCTTATATTGGAGAAGACTACTTGAAGGAGAGAAACTCCCAAGTATTTATAATGTCCTCAGACAAAGATTTCTTACAACTAGTTGATGAGCGTATTCACATATGGAGTCCAACAAAAAAGCAATTATACTACACAGATGACGTGTATAATCAATATGGCATCATGCCTAAGAACTTTGCTTTGTTTCGTGCACTAATCGGAGATGATAGTGATAATATTCCAGGAGTACCAGGACTAGGAGCTAAAACAATTGTTAGCAAGTTCCCAAAGATGAATGGCTCTGACATATTAAGTGTTGATGAGTTTGTTGAGTATGCAAAAGAGTTATATGCAAATAATCCTAAGTCAAAGCTTTATGCTAGAGTGGTAGAGGCAGAAGCAGATATTAGATTGTTTCATCAAATCATGCAGTTATCGGATAGTGGCATTCCAGGGCATACAAAATTACGAATCATTGATAATCTACAGACGAAGGTAGAGAAACTAGCAAAGATGAAATTCCATACAATGATGATTGAAGATGGAATGACAAATGCAATCCGCAATGTAGAAATCTGGCTAAA